TGTCCGGGTTCGCGAGCATGGCAAAGACCGTGCAGACCACGGCCGCCACGGCGCTGGGCAGCCTGAAGGCGGCAGCCGCGCAGGTGCAGACTGTCGTGGGGCCGGTGCTGGCCGAAGCAAACAGCGCCGTGGGCGCGCTAAACCGTTCCATTTCCGTGGTGAATGATCTGCGATCCACGGCCGCCAACGTGGCCGCGCAGGTGCAATCCATCGGCAATATCGGCGCGGTGCTGAGCGGGTCAAAAACGCTGCTGGACAAAATCGAGGCGCTGGGCACTGGCGCTTCGTCGGCAACGCGCGTTATCGGGAATATCAGCCTTGTGGCGGGCTCCGTGCCGTCCAGTGTGTCCGTGGCACTCGCGAGCGCCAGCAACGCCACCACGTCAGTTTCCAGCCTGCTGGATAGCACAAAAACCGCCGCCAGTTCCCTGCTGGCCAAATTTTCATGACAGCACAATACCTTTCCCGCGAAGGCGACACGCTGGACTATATCGCCTGGGCGCAATACGGGACCGTCACACCGTCGATTCTTAACGCGGTGCTGGCGGCTAACTATGGGCTGGCCGACCTGGGGCCAGTGCTGCCGGTGGGCACCGTCGTGGCGCTGCCAGAAATCGACGTGGCCACGGACGTGGCGACCACGGGCGAGGTTTCGCTATGGACGTGAGGCTTACGCCGTCGTTCTCCCTGAAGGCGAACGATAACGACATAACGGCTATCATCGTGGACCGTTTTGTATCGCTTTCGCTGACGGACGAAACCGGCGACAACGCGGACAAGCTGGAAATCGTGCTGGCCGACCATGACGACGCGGCGCGCATCAAAAAGCCGCCCACGGGCGCGGAAATCGCGCTGTCGCTGGGCTATGACGGCGTGATGACGGCGAAAGGCATTTTCGTGTGCGACAGCGTGCGCCGCACGGGCTGGCCGCGCGAACTAACGATTGTGGCGCATGCTGCGCCGTGGGACGAAACGCCTAAAGGCAAAATAGACTTTCAGTCCCACAAGTCGCGGGCGTGGAAGGTAGGAACGACCATCGGCGCCATGGTCCAGACGATGGCGAAAGAGCATGGCATGACAGCGCTGGTTTCGCCATCGCTGGCCAGCGTGGCGCTGCCGCACATTAACCAGTCCGAAGAATCGGATATAAACCTGCTGCTGCGCATCGCGAAGAAATACGACGCCATTGCAAAGCCTGCCGGTGGAAAGCTGATTTTCACCAAGCGCGGCGACGCCACGACGGTGAGCGGCACGGCGCTGCCGAAAATTCCGGTGGATGCCAGCGACTGCGGCGCATTCCATTGGGAAGAATCCACGCGCGAGTCGGCAGGCACCGTGGTGGCCTATTACCACTCGAAGCGCAGCGCGAAGCGGCACGAAGTAACGGCGGGCAAGGGCGAGCCGGTTAAGCGGCTGAAACAGTATTTCCCCACGCCCGCCATGGCCCTGGCTGCCGCAAATGCGGAACTGGCGAAGCGGGCGCGCGGCGCGTTCCGGTTCAGCGTGAATATTCCGGGCGAGCCGCGATTGACGGCGGAATGCCTGCTGGACGTGACCGGGTTCGGGGATGAAACAGACGGCGAATGGCTGGTGAAGCGCGCTATTCACAACATGAGCAAAGACGCTTACCGCTGCGTGGTTGACTGCGAAAAGCCAAACAGCGACGCCGAAGTGGAAGCAGTCATGAATGGCACGGAATCGGACACGGCGGACTAGCCGAAGCCGCATTATCCAGATGGACGAAACGCCGACCGTTCGCCACCGCTGCCGCCGCCCCGCGCGCCCCTGGATGCCAGGGCAGCGGGGTTTATCCAGATGAACGCAGGCCGCCCGCCTGCGCTTCGTTTTAGTCTTCCTCGCCTTCCACGTCCATGGCCCCATGAAGCGGGCAGGGCGGGCGGCCGACTTCCAGCCACTTGCGTGTGATTCGAACCGTGTAGCCGCATTCGGCGCACATGGCTTTGAGAAGCCGGGCGGATTGCTTTTTGGGGCCGGTGGAAATCTCCGCTTCGCCTTCACCATCCAGGCCAGAACCTTCGTCGCCTGCGCCGCGCTGCTGGCCCCGCGCATTGGTCCAGCGCAGGCTGGCGTGCGGGATTTTGCCCAGCTTGTCAATGAACGGCTGCGCCCACTCTTTGAACGCATCGCCGGGCGTGGTGGCTGTGAGCGGCCGATTCATGCCCAGCGCCAGCACCACGCGGGCAAACGCGCCCTGGTGGCCGCATTCAAACCCCACGGCCGCGTGGGCCAGTTCATGCGCCAGGTGGCACGAAATCATCATTGAATCCGCTTCGTCCGGGCGAATGTGAATCTGGAAACGCTTGTCTGCGCTGCTGCTGGAATGCCAGCACTCCGCTGCCGCCTTGCCATCTTTCCCGCTGGACGGGAAGCCCACGGACACATAGAACGGCGGCAGCGGGTGGCCCAATTCTTCGAAGCGCGGGGCCATGAGGTTTGCCATTTCGTTAAGCCAGGTTTCGCGGTTCATGCTGAAAGTCCCTTTCGTGTTGTTTTGCGTTTAAACGTGAAGCACTGTAACAGTCTTTTGCGTTTAAACGCAACAGGACGTAAAAAGCCCGTGGTGCAGAAACCACGGGCTTATCGTTCTCAGCTATTAAGCGGGCGCTTAAAAAGGTATGTCGTCGTCCATTTCATCGAATCCGCCGCCGCCTGCTGGCTTGCCCGCTGCTGCGGCCGGGCGTTCCTGTCGCGGCTGGCGTTCGCTGCGCTGGCCACCATCGCCAGGCGATCCGCCGCCATCGCGGGGGCTGCCCAGCATTTTCATGGTATCGGCCACAATTTCCGTGCTGTAACGGTCCGTGCCGTCTTGCGCTTGCCACTTGCGCGTTTGAATCTTGCCCTGGATGAAAACACTTGCGCCAGATTTCAGATACTGGCTAACGATTTCCGCCAGCTTGCCGAAGAATGCGACGCGGTGCCACTCCGTGCGTTCCTGCTTCGCGCCGTCTTTGTCTTTCCACGTTTCCGTGGTTGCAATGCGGATATTGGCCACAGCGTCACCGCTGGGCATGTACCGCACTTCAGGGTCCGCGCCCAAATTGCCAATGAGTTGTACTTGATTCAAATATGCGGGCATGAAAGTGACTTTCCGAAAGTGTGTGTGGTGCTGCTGTTAAGCGAAACTGGACGGCTGGGCGACGGCGCGAGTAAGGAACATGAAGCCCGTTTGCAGGTGGCGCTTGCCTTCCTCTTCCCAGCCCATGGCATCCACGGCGACGCTTTGCAATTCTTCGTCACCGCGCGCCGCATTGTACTGCTTTGCGGTGCGGGCCTGGACCGCTTCCACCAGCTTGCGCGTTTCTTCCCCGTGCGCCTTGATACGGTTCATCAAGTCGATTGTGTCCTGGTCCAGGTCTTTGTATCCCGAAATCAGTTTGTGTTGGTCTTTCATTTGGTGGTCCTTTTCTTGCTGGGGATCGCGGAACTAAATATGCGTTCCGCGTACTTCGATTATCTGCGATACCGTTCGTATTCCATAGCGCAGTTTGGCCCGCAAAACAGGCGCTTTTCTGCGTTTTGGGCGAACGGTTCCGCGCACCGTGGGTTTTTACAGCAGCCTTCTGCAACCGGGCGCGGCGTGGCCAGCGCGCGTGCCCGTTGAGCCTGGATGGATTGCGCCAGGTCAATCTCGATTCTGTGCTGGGCCTGGTCCAGCACGTCCGAAAACTGTTCAGCCATTTGCTTGGTTCTCTGCGCGTTCCATGGCGATGACGGCGCCAGCCAGGTAATTGATTGCGCCCAGCAGTTCGCGCACGCCAGCGCCGTGCGGCAGGCGCTGCGATTCTTCGGATTTCTTGAACGCCTGGCCCAGCAGCGAGCCGACGCCGAAGCGCCGCGCCATGTCCTGCATAACCTGCGCGTCGAACGGTTCGCCGTCTTGCGCGTGGCGTTCGGCGCCCTTGCCGTGGGCTGCCTGCTGGAAAGCGCGAGCCAGCACGCGGGCAAGGCTTTGATAGCCCGGCGCGTCCAGCAGCACGCCGGATTCTGCGCGCGGCTGCTGCGGAACGACTTCCAACGCGCCGAAATGGAAATGGTCGTGTGCGCCGGGCACCTTGCTGGCAAGCTGCACCACCACCATGCTGCCTTCAAACCGCACCACGCGGCCGTCGCAGCCTGCCATGGGCACGTGCACCGTGTCGCCCACGGATACGGAAAGGGTATTGGTGGCCGTCATTCCGCAGCCCCTGCCAGTTCCGCATTCACGCCCGCCAGTTCGGCGCCGCCCGCCTGCGCTTCAGCGCGTTGCTTGTCGAACGCTGCGGCTTGCTCTTTCAGGTCTTCCGGGCAGCCCTTGGTGCTGATGCGCTTTTTGATCGCGGCCGGTACGGCTGCCCAAGCCTTCACCAGTTCGGTGGTGCCCTTCGCGGCTTCCATGCGCAGCGCGTCCAGCGTGCGCTGCTTTTCTTCGTCCACCTTGGTGCCGCCGTCCACCCATTCACGGATGCGCAGGCCGTGTTCATAGCCCAGGAAGCCCGTATGCCAGCCGACCGTCCCCACGATTTCTTCCAGGTCCGGGTGGCTTTTCAGCACTTCGCGCTGTTTGCCGCCGTCGTACATCATGATCGACACGGTAAGTTCGAACGGGAAATTCTTTTCGCAAATCGGCTGGATGCCCTGCGGTTCGTATTCCGTCTTGCCGTTGACCCTTACCATTTTGGTTTTTTCGCGGGCACGCATGCACGCGATAATGTGCATAGGCGACGACAGCAGCGCATTAACGAAGCGTTTGTGTTCCGCCTTCGCGTCGTTCCACTTGGCGATTTTCAGCGACGAGCCGGGCGGGTTCGCGATTTCTTCACAGCCGCCCGTGCCTTCCCACTCGTGGGATACGCTGTCGATAATCAGCACTTCGAAGCCTGCGTGGGCCGCGCCTTCAATCACGTCAATGTAGCGCTGCGGGCTGAACGGCGCGTACAGGTCGTGAATCATGAATTTCTTCACGTTCCCTTCCGCGTCGGTGAGAACGCGGGCGAACAGACGGCCGCGCCGGTTTTCCGTGCAGACAAAACCGATTTTCGACGTGTCGCCCTTAACGATGCCGTGGGCGATTTCCAGCGCCGTGCGGGTCTTGCCGCCGCCGCTCACACCAGCCAGGCCAATCACCAGCCGGGCGCCTTCGCGTTCTGCAACTTCGAATTTGATAGTCACTTTCTTATGTTCCTTTTAGGCCGCCAAGCGCTGCACGCCCTGGCTGACATACCAAGCTGGCAATGCCAGGCTTTCCACTTTCTCGCTATACGCCGGAAACTTCCCCGACTGAA